AGCCGACACCAACGGGCTAACTACAACGTTCGACTCCGCCGCTAACGACGATATCTTGACTTTCAATAATGGCACTCAAGGTGGGGCTATTGATACGAGAATCAAAGCTACTGCTATTAGTACGGGTCTTTGGTATATCGAGGGAATGAGCATTGGCGCAACTGCTGGTGCTGGTGCTACTCCATTTAGCCAGTAGACTACTTACTTTAAGGAGTAATTTATGGCTGATACAGCGGTAACACAGACCATCCAAGATGGTGGTCGCACGGCTATTATAAAGACAACTGTGGTTATTGGGGCTGGAGCGCCTCCGCCGCCACAGGAAGTTACCTTGGTAGACGTTTCTGCATTAGCGGTTGACCCTATTACTAAGCGAGTTTGTACAGAAGTTACTCTTCAAAAAGTGACTTTCGCTAGTGTAGGCGCTGCCGTAGAGCTACAGTGGAATGCAACTACTAACGTGCTTATTTTTGATTTCCCTAGGAACTGGACTGAGCAGTACGACTTCTCTGACTTTGGTATACCCAATAATGCTGGGGCTGGTAAGAACGGGGATATCGTGGCGCTTTCACAGGCGAATGCAGCAACCCCTCTAGCACCGGGTGACACGTACACGTTTATCCTTACGGTCACTAAAACCTATGGCTAAGCAGTTAAACAAAAAGGCTATGGCTTGTAATAAGCCGAAACGAACCTCTAGCCACCCTAAGAAGTCTCACGTAGTTAAAGCGTGTGCGGGTGGTAAAGAGAAAATTATTCGTTTTGGCGAACAAGGCGCTAGCACTGCGGGTAAGCCCAAGGCGGGTGAATCTGCCAAGATGAAGGCCAAACGCAAGTCGTTTAAGTCTCGTCATGGTAAGAACATCGCTAAAGGTAAAATGAGCGCAGCCTACTGGGCTGATAAGGTTAAGTGGTAATGCCTAGCAAAAGCAAAGCACAACACAAGTTAATGGCGGCAGTAGCGAATAACCCTAAGTTCGCCAAGAAAGCGGGCATCCCGCAAAACGTAGGAGCAGACTATATGAAGGCTGACAAAAAAGTTAAGAAGTACAACATGGGCGGAGTTATGGCCCATGATAAGAAAGAAATACGTAACTTAAATGACGAGTCTTACCGCATTAGGAACAATAAGGGTGGTAATGCAGCCGCAGAACGTCGTCGTATAGACGGAGAGCGAGATTACGAAAAACGCCAAATGGGTAGCTATAACATGGGCGGAGAAGTAATGAAGTACAAGACGGGTGGTAGAGCAGGTGATGGGATATGTTCGCAAGGTAGAACTAAAGGCCGCGAAATTGTAGCTTAATTAAATCATTAATATTTCAGGAGAAATACTATGTCAGATGCACCAGTTAAATTGTTCGATAAAGTAGAGCAGGAAAAGAAAAGAGCTGCCGCTAAGAAAAAAGCTAAGTAAATAATGGCTACTACGGGCGTTGCAGATTTTAACATGGAGTTTACGGAAATTGCGGAAGAGGCATGGGAACGTGCTGGCCGTGAGATGCGCTCCGGTTATGACCTGCGAACTGCTCGGCGTTCTATGAATCTGCTTACTATTGAGTGGCAGAACCGTGGTATTAACATGTGGACGATTGAGGAGGGGTTTATTGACCTCATCCAAGGTCAATCTGCATACCCGCTCCCCGCCGCTACCATAGACTTGTTAGAGCAAGTAATACGGACTAATCAGGGCAACGCTAACACGCAATCAGACTTAACCATCTCGCGTATCAGTATGCCTACTTATGCCAGTATCCCGAACAAGCTGACTCAAGGTCGCCCTATACAGATCAATGTAGAGCGTTTAAGAGATGCTCCAGTTGTCAATATATGGCCTGTGCCGGATCAGGGCACCGCTGTAGCTCCTTTCTATGTACTGCGGTACTGGCGTATGCGTCGGATTGAAAACGCAGGGGCGGGCGCTGAGACCCCTGACGTTACTTTCCGCTTCTTACCGTGTTTAGTTGCAGGGTTGGCGTACTATATAGCCTCGAAAGACCCTGACCTTGTAACTAGAATTCCTATGTTACAGGCTGAGTATGAGCGTCAATTTGAGCTAGCGGCAGGCGAAGACAGAGAGAAAGCAACAATACGTCTTGTACCAAGACTGAGCAACTATTAGGGTTAACCCATGAGCAACAGGTTCGCCTCAAATAAAAGAGCACTCGCCATGTGCGATGTGTGCGGGTTCGAGTACAGGCTAAAGCAGCTAAAGAATTTAGTAGTTAAGAATACAGAGACTCAGATAAAGGCTTGTCCTGAGTGTTGGAATCCAAGCCAACCACAACTTATGTTGGGTACGTTCCCAGTAGATGATCCGCAAGCGATACGAAACCCGCGACCTGATCAGAGTATAGTACCAGCAGGGGATTTTAGTAGTGTAAACATCCAGTGGGGATGGAACCCAGTAGGGCTAGACGACCCCTTTGGGCTTACACCAGACAATTTACAAGCTACAGGCGCAGTAGGCCAAGTTACAGTAACTACAAGCTAGGAGACTGAAATGAAGAATAAAGCCAGATCAAAAGTAAAGACACCTAAGATAATTAATTTTCCTGATACACCTACGGTGTACACAGTTGATCTTAACGGTCTTGATGCGCCACCGGCTAACTTAAAGACTAGTGGCATTAAAGTACGCGGCACAGGTGCTGCTACTAAAGGGCTTCTTGCTCGTGGACCAATGGCCTAGAGGGTTAGCTGGTGAATTACACCGAGCTTAAAGCGAATATTCAAGACATCTGTGAGCAGACGTTTACGGACGCGCAGCTTGCTATGTTTACTGAACAGGCAGAACAGGGCATATATAACTCTGTGCAGATACCTGCACTGCGTCGAAACCAAACAGGTTTTTTGTCGATTGCTGATCCGTATTTAATATTTCCAGTAGATTTCCTGTATCCGTTCTCTTTGGCAGTTATAGACGCTGCGGGAAACTACACGTACTTACTGAACAAAGACGTTAACTTCATGCGTGAGGCGTATCCAAACCCCACCAGTGTTGCTAAACCTAAGCACTATGGGTTGTTCGACGATACGGCTTTTATTTTAGGCCCATCGCCAGACGTTGCTTACTCTGTTGAACTACATTACGGTTATTATCCACAGACTATTGTAACTGCGGGTACTACGTGGCTTGGAACTGAGTTTGATACGGCACTACTTAACGGTGCGCTGGTTCAAGCAATACGCTTTATGAAAGGCGACGCTGAGATGGTTGCGTTATACCAACAGATGTATATAGATGCTATGTCGTTATTGAAAAACTTAGGCGATGGCAAGATGCGGGAAGATATGTATCGCTCTGGTCAACTTAGAATAGAACCGCGTTAATTTAAAGAGGAAACACAAATGGCTATTTCACAAGCTATGGCTACATCATTCAAAGTTCAAATTCTCGGTGGGGATTTTGATTTTGCTTCAGGCACGTCACAGGTCTTTAAGATCGCTTTGTTCACTAATGCCGCTACGTTAGGCGCAACTACTACTGCGTATGCTACAGCTAATGAAGTTGTGGGTACTAACTACACGGCAGGTGGTAATACTTTGGTTATCCAACAAGTTCCTACGTCTAGCGGAACTACAGCGTTCCTAGACTTTGTAGACACTACATGGGCTTCAGCTACTATTACGGCTCGTGGCGCTTTGATTTACTTATCGAACGGTGGCACTAACCCTGCTGTTGCAGTTCTGGACTTCGGTTCGGACAAGACCTCTACTGCGGGTGACTTTACTATTGTCTTCCCTGCTTCTGACGCTAGTAACGCTATTATTCGTATAGCGTAGGTTACGTAGATGGCCGATGTTCTAGTCCCCCTTACTGGTTGGGGTTATAGTTCTTGGGGAACAGATTCGTGGGGCGAAGGTAATACCCTGCCGTTTGCAACAGGTGAGGTAGGTTCGGTAACTGTTGAAGCGGGGGATGGAGTTACTGTAAACCTTACCGGCCTCGAAGCTAATTTTGTAATTGGTAATACCGTAGTAGAAGGGGATAAAAGCGGCCTAGTTCTAGGAAACGCCGCTACGGGAGAGATCGGTAATCCTACAGTTACTGGTGTTGCTACGTTTTCGGTTACGGGGGTTGGAGCAACTGCAACACTGGGGAACGTCGTTGCAAAAGCGGATGTTCTTGCTAATGTTACAGGTTTGGTAGCCACTACTGCTTTAGGTTCCGCTAATGTTCAACAAGGTGCTAGCGGAAGCCCACTTGGGGTTCAAGGCACTACAGCTTTAGGTGTGGTAAGTGTTACAGCCGACGCTATAATCCCTGAAACCGGGCTACAAGCAACTTCGGCGTTAGGTAATGTTACTGTAGAGTTACTTCAAGCCGTTAATGTAACTAGCGTTACCGGCACGTTAATATTGGGGCAAACTTCTGAAAACGGTAAAGGTAAGGTCTATGTTACAGGCGTACAAGGTACGATAGAGCTTGGAACAGTTCTTGTGTGGAGTGAAATAGTTCCAAGCGGAAACCCATATTGGACGGAGGTAATAGCGGCATGATAAAAATTAACGAAGCAAAAGAAATGGATAATGTAATACACCCTAGGCACACAATTGAAATTGTATGTGGGCACTGTAGTTACGACTTAGACGAAAGCGAGCTTAAAGCTGATACTTGTTCAGATTGTGGCGAACCTTTAAACTTAAAGCAGCACACAACAATTTACGCTACTACAATACCCGCTGCCTCTGGCAGTACACTAGTATAAGTACTGGAGAAACTAAATGGCAACTTTTGTAAATAACTTACGGCTCAAAGAAATCTCCACAGGTGATGAGGACGGTACATGGGGAACCAGTACTAACACTAACCTTGAGCTAGTCACGGACGGTTTTAGCTACGGCACTAAGCAGATGGCTGCGGATGCTGACGAAACCTTTACTATGCCTGACGCTACAGCAGATGCCACTCGTGGATTCTATTTAAAAATTACTTCAGCAGCGTCCCTAACGACGACTCGTGTAGTTACTCTTGGGCCTAACACTATATCCAAGGTGTGGGTCATTGAGAACGCTACGACAGGTACCCAGATTATCACAATCAAACAAGGGGCTGGAGCTACAATTAATATTGCCAAAGGCTCTAAAGCCATGATCGTCACAGACGGCTTAGGAGCGGGAGCGGCGGTGTTTGACGCTAACACGGGAGGATCGGTTACTAGCGTAGGCGGTACGGGTACAGTTAACGGAATAACACTTACCGGCACAGTCACAAGCTCGGGCAATCTTACGCTCGGCGGCGCTTTGACCGGGGTTGATTTAACCTCTCAGGTCACAGGAGTGCTACCTGCGGCTAACGGTGGTACAGGAATTAATTCTTTAAGTTCGGGTATTCCGGGTTTTTTACAAAATGCCACTAGCGCGGATTTAGCTGCGGCGATAACCGACGAAACAGGTACGGGTTCTGCCGTTTTTAACACGTCTCCGGCTATTACAACACCTAAAGTTACAACAGGTCTTCAGAACTCTGCGGGCAACTTGGTTATCCCGTTTGACTCTAATCAATATTTTTCAGGCGTGTTTTCGGACCAAGTAACCGCTCTTGGTAACACAGGCACTGCTAAAACTATTAATTGTAACGATGGTAATGTTTTTACGGCTACTTTAAACGGTAATGCCACGCTCACATTGGCAGTGCCTAATAGCACAGCAAGTCGTGCAACTTCATTTACCTTGGTGCTTACTAATGATGCAACCGCTTCTCGGACAGTTGCTCTTGCGGGCGGCGCGTTTAGGTATCCGGGCGGTTCAATTAGTAGAACGACTACTGCTGCTGCCACTGATATTTGGTTCTTTTTTTCACCAGACGGCGGCACAACGTGGTACGTCACAATACCCATGAAAAATTTATCTTAATTTAAGGCAGCCTTGGAGGCTATCAATATGGCACTTACACCAGAAATGCAGGCAACAGTAGATCAAAGCAACGCTATAGAAGACAATCGTTCTTCTAATATGGCTGCGCAAGAAACCAAACGTGCAAAGTTAGAAACTTTGCGAATGGCAAAAGAAATATTGGTTGAGAATCGTCGAACTCAAGCAGCGGCTGAAGCCACAGATATTACGGCAAGCGCATTAACTGCTTTAGCTACGGACTTAAATACGTTTGTGAACAATTAAATGGAATCTTATGCTTATTTCTCCTCTGCCATATACCGTGAAGAACGGCCAGAATGGGTAGGGGAGACGCTAAAGCATACTCAGAAGTACTATGGGGAAACTAGAGCTTGGCTTCCAGATGGTTCGTTGATAAAACAAACCGGACCTATGGGAAAAGACTCTGACCTTACTTATCTATCGTCCTACTTTCGAGATAAAGGCGTTAGTATTTTAAAGGATCAGGGTTATTTAACAGATGAATATGAGTTTTACTTGTCTGGAATGTGGGGCCAAGAGTTCGAGTGTAATGGCAGTAATATCATGCACGTTCATGGGGATAGCCAAATATCAGGGTTTTATTTTTTAGAAGTGCCAGAAGGCGGCTCGTACCCTATTTTTGATGACCCACGATCTGGGAAAAGAATGACAGACTTGGAGGCTGCTCCAAGTGATGAGCTAACAATGGCCTCGCCATATATACACTTTAACAATGTACAAGCGGGAACTATGATTCTTTTTAACTCGTGGCTGCCGCACATGATTACATCAAATCAATCGAATGAGCCAACAAAATTTGTGCATTTTATTTTATCTCAAAGAAAAAGGTTTAGTTAATGCAGCACTTGCTGACCCCGTACTCCAAGGGCATAGAACCGTTTGCGTGGTGGGATGACGGTTTTACAGATGAGCAGCTTGATTGGCTCCAACAGAAAGCTAAAGAGGCTACGCAAGAAGCTCAAGTTGGCGGGGGGAATGGCGGGGAAGTTAACGACAAGGTAAGGCGGTCGGAACTTAACTGGTTACACAAAGACCCCGAATGCGCATGGGTTTTTGAGCGGTTAGCTCATGTGGCAGCAAGTTTAAACGCCGACCATTTTGGGTTTGATCTAACCGGGTTTGGTGAGGCGTTGCAGTTAACAAACTACCACGAGGCTAGGCAGGGGAACTATGTTTGGCATCAGGATTTTGGCAGTTCGGGCGTTTCAAGAAAATTATCTATGGCGCTACAGCTTTCCGACCCAAGCGAGTACGAAGGAGGGGAGCTACAAATATTAACGCGAAAAGAACCCATCACCATGCCAAAAAAACGAGGGCATATAATTGTGTTCCCTGCTTGGACATTGCATCAAGTAACCCCCGTGGTTAAAGGCACAAGACAAACACTAGTGGCGTGGGTTTCGGGGCCGTCATTTAAATGAAAACAGAATTCAAAGATTTTATCGGTGTTTTTTTTGATGTGTACCCAGAAGGTTTTTGCGAACACATGATTTTGGAGTTTAACCGTAATCAACAACTTGGAGCTGGAACCGACCGCCAAAATGGAGAAGGTGTAGCTAAGCATAAAAAAGACGATTACCAAATTTTTTCTAATGGCAAGAATATAAACTTTGAACTTTTTGAAGGTAAAAACTCACAAGACATATTTTTTGCCGGTTTGCAACGCTGTTTCGAGGTATATGCAAACGAATTTTCCGCTATTAAAGATGTCAAAATAAACTGCAACAATATGAAAATGCAAAAGACCTCTACTGGAGGCGGCTACCATGTATGGCACGGAGAGCAAGGCAATGGCGACCAAGCTAATCGAGGATTAGTTTATTCACTCTATTTAAATACGTTGCCCCAAGAAGCAAACGGAGAGACAGAATTTTTATACCAACAGAGACGAATTAACCCTGTTGAGAATACTGTGGTGTTGTGGCCTGCTGCGTTTACACACGCGCATCGGGGAAATCCCGTTTATGGCGACAATAATAAATACATTGTTACTGGGTGGTTTTGCCACGAGTGAGTAAATTATGCCAATAGGTACTAGCAAATCAGGCGTTTTAGGGGGAGGAGTTGTTCCCGGCGGAAGCGAAACCTTTAACACTTCTGGAACTTTTAATGCGCCTGCCGGGATTACAACTGTCAATGTAACTGGTTTAGGTGGAGCTGGAAATGCCGGAAGCGCTGGAAATGCTGGAAATCCGGGCGGTGGCGGTGCTGGCGGTGCTGGCGGTACTGCGCAAATATGTTATGGTGCGGGCACGGGGAATAAGCCGGCTGCCGCTGGCGGTGCGGGACTTGGTAGCGGAGCATCAGGAAACTCCGGTGCTTCGGGCACTGCGGGCGTATCCTCCCAAGCGCTTGGTTTCTCTTTTGCGGGTGGCACAGGTGGCACAGGTGGCACAGGTGGCACAGGTGGAACTACGGGAAATAGTGGTAACGCCGGCCCGACTAGTCCGCGTGGGCCGGGGCCGGGGTCCGGTGGCGGTGGTTTTTGTGGCGGGGGCG